ATTTAAATCAGCTATTACATTATCAAACTCAGACCTACTTAATATCTTGAGTTTACCATTCTCTACTCTGCAAGGGAATCGCATCTTGGACATACTTTCTCCTTCCAAAGTTTAATATCAGGGGAAGCCCATAGCCTTCCCTCAAACATATTCCATTTTTTCTTGCATTCAGGACACCAAGACAAATTTCTATCAGCCCTTATTTCATCTGTTTCTCTTGGTCTTCTATGGGTTTTATCTTTTACTTCAGTATATAAGGCATCTATTACCCATTGTATAGAGCCAAATTTATCCTTTGACAGACTTATTCTCCTCAATGATGCCACCTAACAACAATAGGTAGTTTCTAGCATCCTGTATCCTACCCATAATAGATTCTTCACTTGATTCCTTACCTGTATGTATATAATTCCTAATTGAATCCATATGTTTTAGTAAGTATATCATAGCTACCTGTTCTGTTCTTAGGCTCATTCTTTCAGCAATGCTTTTGAAGTTCTTAAATTTATCTTCATCAGAAACAGTATATTCCTCACCTTTTACCAGCATCAATCTGTTCTCTTCTTTTTGCATTGACTCTGCCCATTTTATAAAATCAGGTACTTTCATTCTTCAATCTCCGCTAATCCTGAATGCTCATAACATGAACAACATATATCTGTATCAGGATAATTAGGCTCAATAAATGGTGAATAACAACATTCACTTAAGTATTCATTTCTCATTTATCTCTCCAATATACCCATCTTGATTTATTAGTATCCCATTCACCATTTTCCCATTGAGTACTATTATAAACAACTAACACTAATACTAACATTAACATTATCTCTATCATTTTATACTCCTTATATTAATTTTTTGCCCCTGAACGCCAATCCATTTATCAGATTTTTCATTTATGATTTAACTACCTAAATTAACAATATGAACAAATCCAAAGGGGCAATTCTATACTCCATAGATGTTGTTATAAATTAAATCATAATCAGCATCTACATACTTAATCATTGAATTTTTCCGCTCTTTTAAATCTTCGTACCATTGGATGCCACGCTTTTCAATAGCCCATTCAACAAATTCTGCTGGCGTTTTATGAGCGGAGAACTTAGAAGAAAAGACATGACATCCAACACAGAGACAAAAACCATTCTCTATATCCCAGCGTACCACACGAATTGACCTAGAGTAGAAATGATGGGCATTAAGCGGTTTAGTTTTATGGCATTTTTCACACATACCATATTCTTTGATTTTCTTAGCCCATGCATTATCTAACTTCTTTATTAAAGGTCGTTTCACTTAGATAGGCAAGCCATCTGATTCATTGCCATGAAGTACGCTTAACAAGCTATACATTCTAGACTCAATCTCATCTATCTCAAATACACCATTCATACTTTGTACTGCAAGTTTTAAGCATACTTGCTTATGAATATCAGCAGTCCTGTAATCAACCTTCTGACCACCTGATGTAGTTTGTGTTGTGGAAGGGGTGGAATTAGATGCATTCTTTATAGGTGTACCCTCTCTTGGAGTTACATCCCATGCAATTCTACCTTGCTCAGTTTCATTCTTAGCTATCTCCACAACATCACCAGTTTTATAATACTGAAGTTTACTATGTAGTAAATCTGTAGCAAATAAACTTACATCTTCACCATCTTTTTTAAGTCCATATAAGTTCCATTGACCATAGTTATTAGTACCAGTTTTTGGCTGGTCAAACATGAACTCTACTACTGCACTACCATTTGTTGGTATCTTTAGTTGTTTTGTTTCCATTTTATCTCCTATTGTTATTTATAAAATTGTTTTGAATATAATTCTTTTAATGGTAATAATAACATCTTTGATGCATTATCATCACCACCATTTACTTTTTTTGCAATACCTTGGTCATACATAGCTCTCATTAACATCTTTAATCTAGGTACAGGAAAAGATACCATACCTACCATAATATCATCTAATGTAAGAACATGAAACCACCAATCAGCTTTTGTTACTGCTATGCCTGATTTCTTACCTCTGCATTCATATTCTATAGCTATATTGCCTGTTGTAGCCCATATATCACGCTCAGTCTTTACTTCTATCTTACCTTTAGATTCAAGTAGGGTTTTTATCTTTTCCTCATATACCTGACCCCAAGATAAGTCTATATCAAAGTTAGGGTTATACATTATAACCCCAACTCTGATTTGACCTTGGGAGTAAGGTCTTCTGCGTGAGTGGGAGATTCATAAGCACAGGTTTCTAATCTTGCCTTGCGAGGTCTATATTTTTTCAGGTAATCTTTAATATCTTCTATCATGTATTGGTAGGTCTGCCTATTAATAGTGATACTATAATCCTGACCATTCTCAAAATTAACCCAAGTAATGGTAGCGTAATATAATCCTTTTTCATTGTTCTCCATGCCTGAACTTACATCAACTAATTTCATTGTGTCAACCTTTAATTAACTCTCCCCATAGAGAAGTTTTACCATCAATGATTTGTACAATGTGAACTGTAAATAATCCATTATGATAAAAGTCTACTATGGCAAATGCATGACCCCAATTTGTATTTCTACCACCTAACCATTCGTTAGCCTCTGCTGTCATATCTTTTAAACATCCTATACTCCATGCGGACTTTGCTCCATCAATATGAGTTACAGATGACTGCTGAATATCATGGTGGTGTCCATACATTACATTACCGCCCATTCTAATTAGGTGATTTCTAGTATGTTGAACTCCAGCGTAATGATGTCCATGATAGAAGTTAAGTTTACCTATTCTAAGTAATTTGCCTATCTTATGGTATTTATAACCCCTATCCTTTAATCTAACTGCCTTAGAAAATTTTAGGTCATTTAAATAAGGATTCTCATCAACAAATCTATTTAACCAATCATCATGGTTACCTTCTATGAAATGTTTTATCTTTACATTAGCCTTATCTAAAGACTCATCAATCATATCCATACCTTTATTAACATCGATAATATCCTGATGTATAAAAGGTAATTGATATTCTAATGGCGGTCTTTTCTTTTTCTTCCATTGCCAATGTGAGCATCCCATCCACTCACCAACATCACCTAGGTCTATGTAGCCATCAGGTTTGACAATCTCTATTGACTTACATAATACATTGATAGCCTTTTGGTCATGCAATGGAAAATGTTTATCAGGTGTTACTATGTATCTTTTTACTTTCATATACGCTCCACTTTTAACCACTTATCTAATGCATTAATCCATTGATTATAAGTGGCTTTGTTTTGATTATACCTTACCCATATTTTATCAAATTCATCACTTAATCTATTTCTCATTTTTCTCAGGTGTCTCTCCTGACTTCTATTCCTGAATATCTCATTGGTAATCTCTGATGTCTTATCCAAAAAGATTTTCTGTAGGTCTTTCGATGTATGTCTCATATTTTCCTGTTCTTATGTTATAGTTTAATTTACCAATCCCTGGTTTTCCATTCTTATATTGGAATCTAATCTTATGTACATGAACTCCAACATAATCATCATCTTCACTTCTATGGCGGTGTATTGTAATAGCATTATCAGCTTTATTAAACCAGTTTGCTGAACCACTAATATCGTAAGGCGTAGGTACTACAGGTTTTCTATTTACATCGTTTTCCATTTTTCTTGGATGTGCTACTACCCATATGTGAATCTCAGATACTTTAGCAAATGCAGTCAATTCAGATAAAACCCTAGATACATAATTAGTCTCATTCTCACCATCACCAAACTTATGTTCTAATGTATTCCAAGGGTCAATCACTAATCCATTTAATCCAAACCTATAGTTAAGTAATCTAGCTTGCTCCATTATTGATGCTATTGTAACTGAATTTTCTTGTGTACCTATAAATTTAATATGTTCATCTAGTATATCCATAGAATTTCTTGCAACCTCTTCTGACATCTTTTCCTCACCATAAAAAGGTTGTCCAGCAAA